AGCTTTTGGATTTGATGTCACCCCTGTTGGCGACATTCAATATACAGAGTATGATGCAGAGGATGAAGGCCATTACGACTGGCACCATGACATACACTGGAACCAGGACACCGGCTTTGACCGCAAACTGTCCGTGACTGTTCAGCTTAGTGACCCGGAACACTATGAGGGCGGCGACTTTGAATTTAACGAGGTAGAGATGCCAGACCAAGCAGAAGCAAAAAAGAGGGGAACTGTTCTTGTGTTCCCGTCCTACCTGACGCACCGAGTTTCACCAGTGACCAAGGGCAAGCGTGTCAGTCTTGTTGCTTGGTTTGAAGGCCCACGCTGGAGGTAGCTATGACAGAAGAAGCCAAGACAACAGCAGACTTTGTTTTCGGGGGCGTTACCGTGGGTGCGTTCTTTGAGGCAATACCGGAGATTACTGCCCTAGTTGCTTTGTGTTGGTGGGCTGTCCGTCTTTATGAAACAGAAACCGTAAAGAAGCTGGTAAAGAAGCTGTGGCGGTAGATGATTCATGTGTTCTTGTTGCTGGTTTATTTGGGCGTAGGTGACGACCGCCGCCAAGTCAGTAACACGATGTATTTTGAGAGTGTCATTGACTGCAATTATTTTGCATCACAGGTGGCAAAAAGGTTTGGTAGCTATGGGAGTTTGGATGGCATAGACCCGCGTGACCGGGTGACTGCTTACTGCGTTCCCCAGCATGTGCAAAAAGGCAGCGTGGAGATTTACTAATGCTCGCAGAATTGGCCGCAGCAAACGCGGCTTTTGCCATTATAAAACAAGCAGTTAGTAACGGGCGCGACTTAGCAAACGCTGGCTCTGCCATTGCTGATTTTGTTGGTGCGAAGGAAGAACTACGCCGTAAGGGTGAGAAGAAGAAGCGCAGCCCATTTGCCGGGGGCGGAGACCTTGAGGAGTTTATGGCCCTTGAGAAAATTAAGGAGCAAGAAGACCAGCTACGGGAGATGATGGTTTGGGCTGGTAGGCCGGGGATGTGGGACGATTGGCAGAAGTTTCAGGCCAAGGCCCGCAAGGAAAGGCAGGAGGCTGAAGAAGCAAGAAGAAGACGCAGGAAGAAAATAATTGAAATAACGCTACTGACCCTGCTTGGAATAGTTGGGCTTGGTGTTTTGGCCTTTATTGGCTGGTTCCTTTATATGGGCATGACTGGCAAGCTGTGAGGAAGACATGAGTCAAAAGATTTTGGAATGGAAAATCATACCGCGCTTAATGATGTTCGTTATGACTGTTATGTATATTCGCGTTGTTGAGTGGGGCATGTCTTTGGAAGACATCACAACACAACAGAGCGCGATGGTAAGCGTTGTTAGCGGCGCAATGACTGGTGCGTTTGCTGTATGGCTCGGAAGTGAGGCGAAAAAATGATTCAAGCGTTAATACCAGCTGTTGCAGAACTGGCCGGTGGCTGGCTGAAGGGCAAAGCAGAGAAGGCAGCGGCAGAAACCAAGGCAAAGGTAGCCAAGGCAGAAGCCGAAGCCGAGGTGATGAAAGTTGCGGCTACACATGAAGCGGGCTGGGAAAAGATTATGGCCCAGGCTTCCGGTGACAGCTGGAAAGATGAGGCGTGGACTATTCTGTTCATTATAATCATTGCAATGTGCTTCATCCCACCCTTACAGCCCTATGTAGAGCGTGGCTTTGCTGCGCTGGAGACTACACCTGATTGGTTCCAGTGGGCGATGTATGCCTCAATAGCAGCCAGCTTTGGACTGCGCGGTATTAAAGGACTGAAGAAATGATTGACCAGCTACGCAAGGAATTGGAAGCAGACGAGGGCTGCAAGTATGAGATTTACCTTGACCATCTTGGCCTACCAACCTTTGGCATTGGCCACCTGGTAACAAAGGATGACCCGGAACACGGCCAGCCGGTAGGAACGCCCGTGTCAGAGGAGCGTGTGCAGGAGGTGTTTGAGCAGGACATTGAGGTAACGCTGTCAGAGTGCAGAAAGCATTATAACGATTATTATAATGACCTGCCCGAAGAAGTGCAGCTTGTGTTGGCCAACATGATGTTCAACCTGGGCAGACCCCGGCTGTCAAAGTTTGTCTCTATGAAGCGTCACTTGGAGGCGCGTGACTGGGGCAAGATGGCTGATGAAATGGTTGATTCAAGATGGTATAATCAGGTAACGAACCGGGCTGAAAGGCTGGTGCAAAGAATCAGGAGTATGGAAAATGCCTAGAGGTCTTTACGCAAACATTCACGCCAAGCGCAAGCGCATCAAAGCCGGCTCTGGCGAAAAGATGAGGAAGCCCGGAACGAAGGGTGCGCCAACAGCAGCGGCATTTCGCAAGTCTGCAAAAACAGCAAAGAAGAAAAAGTAATGGCTAAGACACCAGCGTGGCAGCGCAAGGCTGGCAAGAACCCAAAGGGCGGTCTCAATGAACGGGGCCGCAGGTCAGCTAAAGCGCAGGGCATGAATCTGAAACGCCCGGTTAAGTCAGGGGACAATCCCCGCCGCGCTAGTTTCCTAGCCCGTATGGGCGGTATGCCTGGCCCAGAGCGCAAGAACGGCAAGCCTACTAGGTTGTTGCTGTCCCTACGCGCTTGGGGCGCAAGCAGTAAAGCTGATGCTAAAAGGAAGGCCGCTGCAATCTCAAAGCGCAACAAGGCCAAGAAGAAAAAGTAGCCAAAGTAGCTACTCTATTCGCCACAGCCGCCAGCCAGAACCACCCGGCTCTTTCATGGAACGGTATTTCATGCCCTTGCCATACATAGACCGGCGGACGGATTCAAACTCTTTATGTGTAGTCACAGCCAAGCTGTCGCCTATTTCCATGTCGTCAAGGAAGTCCCACTTGCCCCGCCGTGCTGGCGGAACCGGGATGCCCTTTTCCAGAATCATTTGTTTTTCCTCTAACCTTGTCAAAGCAATCTCCCTCATGTGCGTGGCAAAGTATTTGCCTTTTCCCGTTTGCTACCCATTGGCCCGTCAGTAAATCGTGAGACTTGCCGCATAGTTCGCAGTTAATCTTCTTTTGTTTGCCTGTCCCCTTGGCTTTCTTTTTGCCCTTGTCGAACCAAGCCATCGTCTCTCTCCATTGATTCCCCGGCTGCTTTCAACAGTGATTGGGCAAGCCAAACCATTTGAATGGGGCGCATACTCTTAAAATATGCAGCCCCATCCACTGTAACCAGCAATCCATCTTTGCGCGGGATTGCAAGAACGAGACTGTCTTTAGAAGGGGATGTCATCGTCCAGTTGGTCAGGCTGGACTACTGTGTCAGCCAGCTTCTTCATGCCGCCTTGGCTGATGCCATCGCGTATGTCGTCACCGCCCTCATACTCTTTAACCATTGAGATGGTAACGCCCAGAGAGCCATCGTCATTTTCGTAGGCTTGAACAGAATAGTTCCCATCTGCCCGCAGGTGAATGTCACCGGGTGCGCCGTTCTTAAATGGCTTCCAGTTTGCATTGCCATACTTGGCCTGACCTTTGCCATTGGTGTTTGGCCAAATCCGCATTGTTGTCAGTTTTTCATAATTTCTAGCCATTACCCTTTAACTCCTTTTCACGATGGGCAAACATTGAATGAAACTGTTTATACACTTCCTCGTTTGTGTTCTTCAGCTGGTTAAGAACGCCCTTGTTCTTATTCCAGAGGGCAGTGACCTCGCCAACCATATTGGTCTGTGCAATCTCTTTGCGCAGAGTTTGGTATAGGTAGCGAACGCTGTCCATATTGTCATCTTGGGAAGGTGTAGAAGGCGACTGCTCTTGCACGGGAACAGGTTGGAGGGAGGAATCGGAACCTGGAGCAGCCACCTTCTTCTCTGATGATGCCACAGTTTTACGCTGAACACCATCCATTTCATTTGCAGAGGCATATTCACCCCCGGCTAATCCAATACTTGCCAAGGCACGGCCAATCGCTGAAGTTTCAGCATTTTCCAGTGCAGAAGTTTGATTAACATGGCCCTGACCGCGTATTTCTTCAGCATAACCAGAGCCTATTGTCTTGCCTTCCACATCTGTTATGCGCGCTTTTACCACAACACGCTGGCCATCGTCCACAGCAATCTCTGTGTCCACACCAAGTTCCAAGCCGAAGGTTCGCCGGAAGGCTTCCATCCGGTGGACGACTTGCGTGTATTTCTTGCCGCCGCGTTGCGTTATGCCGTGAGACTTGTGCAGTTCAGCAGCCAAGTCCATAGCGTCTAAAAGTTTATTTGCCATTTGCTCCCTCTTTCTCAAAAGACTGGTTCAGCAGGTTCACGATTAAAGTGAATGTCTGTTCAATCCTGTCCACCTGCTCCTTCAATTCATAAACAGCATCATGCAGACTGTCTAGTGACTGTGAATGTTCTTGCTCTACCTCTGTCATAATACTGTCCGTTCTTCTGCGTCTGGTGCAATTTCATTGACTAAACGGCGCAGGACTGGCCTGTCATCCGCGTCTCTTTCCATGCGAGCCGCGTAAATGGAATAAGTCTGCACAGGCGGTTCCATTTCGTTAGGCATGAATGGATTGCTTTCATAACAGCGTGAAATGTCAAGAATCGCATCGCTGTTCCCGACATAGTTTTTTGCAAAGTATTCTTCAATGCCAGGGAGTATTGCCTTAATCAACGCCTTTCCTGCTCCATTCCTTTGGGGAGAGTCAACGCTGCAAACTTTCTCGTAATAGTCACGGTCTCCACAAATAGCGTGCCTCCCAAACGCGCCGCCCCTAGCACTCATTACATACACATCAATCGTTGCATCCAAGAGCCTCATTTCCTTTGCCTCTTTGTGCAGGGTTTGCTTGAGTTCCTCAAGCTGTTCTTGGGTTCCCTTAAAAGCCAAGTAAGTGTTGTCACCATCGTTTCTCATTTGACTCTCCAGACGCGAACGCCGCCTTCAACAGTTCTCATGCTGGAGCGCATACCTTTTTCATAAAAGGCAGCATACAAGCAGTCAGCTTGCTTTCTGTCTTTGAGAAGAACGCTGTTTCCAACCTTCATCTCATTAGCCAGCTGCTTCCAGACAGAATCTTTTTTCCGCTTAACGCTAGGCATAGGAAAGTTTGTTTCAATCTGTGGGAAGTCTTCTTCAATTTTATACATGTTGTTCATCGCCAAGCCTCCTTTGCGATTTTCAGGATTTCAGGGCCATGCCGCCCTGCTAGTTGGCCAAAGTCGGGATTGACTAGGCCGAATAGGTTTTCCCAACTTTGGTCAGCTGCGCGCAGTAAGTTCTGCTGGACAAGCCAGCGGCGTTCAATCTCCGCATAAACTCTTTCCAGATTGTCCTCGCGCAACGCCATGCAATTATGCTGGTCAGCTATGTTCCAGCCAGCTGGGGTTACAAATAGAAGGGCTGGCGCAAGCCCGGTTGCCTTCCAGTATACGGCCTGTTGGGCCACCTGGTAGTCTGTGGGTTCAGTCTTAGGTTTAGGACTACGCCAGCTGCGGCTTCCGTCTTTTTTCGGGGGGTTTCGTAACGGGAAGCTGCATTTCAAATCAATCATCTTGTCCGTGCCGTGGTAGTCAATAAACATAATGACCGGCACATCCAGCTTTTCGGGCTGCATACGGATTTCATACTCGCCCTCAATGTCGAAGCCGCCAAAGTAATTTTGTAGTCCTGCAACAGCAAGTGCGGCCATCTCTGGAATACACTCCCGAAACTCCCGGTATTCTTCCATGTCCTTGCCGCCATCCCAATCGCGTGGCTGGTAAGTCATAAACTCTGTCATACCCTTGTGGATTGCCTTGCTTAGTTCCATGCCGCCCTTGCGCCCGTTGATGGGGCTGTAATCGTCAAGCCCAAGGTGCAGGTCAACAATCTCTTGCACAATCTGTCCGGCTCTGGGCCTGGCTGCAAACGGAAAGTTCATCTTGTATTCTTTCCGCAAAAACAGCTTCAGAATATGCTCATCCATTGTCTGGATTGCACCGGAGTAGCTTGCGTGGTAGCTTCCAAAGAAGCGGCGGTATTCGGGTAATGATTCCTGTTCCATAATCCCCTAGTTACACATAAGCAACAGGGCTGTCAACTATGTTTATTATTTTTGAACCAGATGATGCTCTGCCCTGCCCGTTCTGCGAGGGTGAGGGTAGTTATATGCAGGACTTCCGGGTGCATGACCGGGAAAGGGGCTGGTATGTAGTCAGCCTTTTGATGGAGTGTCCAGAGTGTGAAGGTCACGGCGTAAAAACTTTTTTCATTATTGAAACGGAGGAAGAAGATGAGGGACTGGAGGGGCCACCAAGTAACGACCTTTAGGTATGGTGATTTTAACAGGCCGGAACCAAAGGGCTGGACAAAGCGGCCCATGCTGGGGCATCACGGGGAAAGCGGTTATTGTATTTTGGAGAAGAAAGCCATGACAAACGGACGCGCAAAAGGCCATAATTTTGAACGCCAGCTTTGCCGGATGATTGAGGACGAGCTAGGTTTTGAAGTCCACCGGGACTTGATGCAATACGCCCAGAAGGACAGGGGTGACATCATCGGGGTGCCTGGCTGGACGATTGAAGCAAAGCGTTATTCAGCAGACAGAGGAACAGGCGGCAATTACAAACCGGAATGGTGGTCACAGGTATGTGAGTCCAGTGCGCTTGCAGGGTGCGAGCCTGTCCTCATTTACAAATACGACCGGCAGCCCATCAAGTGCGTAGTGTTTTTGTCTAGCATAAATCCCGCATATATGGAAAAGGACAATACCGCAACCGTAACATTTGAAACTTGGTGTATGCTTGTCCGTGAAAGTCTGGTATGATTTTATAGGGTGATGCTTGTTGGGCCTATCCGTGGCTTATGGTTCAACAGCATTGCCCTTTTTTATGCCCTATTGCCAGCTGCTAAAAAATATGTTATTTGATGCACATTGTTACGCGGCAATGACATTGTATTACATTGTTACATAGCTATGTTCATAGCCTTACATTGCTTACATACTCTATTATTTTATAAATAAAAAACATTGTATGGAAACATACATTGTTACATAGCTATGCTTTTTACATAGCTATGTAAGCAATGTGTCAGATTTATTCTTCCCCGCTTGGGAATTGCCCGTAGTCTAGGCCGCCAGCCAGTCCGTTTGATGTCGTCCTAGTTACTCGCCCGTTCCGGTCAAAGCTATTCGCTGCTGGGTCATCATCAAAGCCGTCAGTGATTAGGCTGTCCCATTTCTCCATACCATCAGCCGCCTGGTTGCAGCCCACCCGGTAGAAGCGGCCCGTGCCTCTCGGTTCGTATGCCGCACGGTTGCGTTTTACTTCTGCCATGATGCTGCCTCCAGTTCTATTGCCCTGATTGCCAGTTCAACCGGGCGCGGTATGTTAATCTCTCCGGCTTCATAGTATTTGATGGTGCGGATGGACAGCCCCAGCCTGTCGGCTAGGGTCTGCTGTGTCAGCATCATCTTTGCCCGTGTGTTTTTCAGTTCGTTTGATGTCATCGCTCTGTTCCCCAGGTTCCCTTTTTCATATTTGCAGAATAATGCTCAACATTTGCAGAATACTGCTGAATAAACGCTTTGGTTATTTGCGTATCAGCAAACAGTTCGGGCTGTGTTGATTCCAATATTTCGGCTATGTGGTAAGATTGCAAGGCATCGTCCCACTGGCCAACAAGGTGCTGGCACCTGGCCCGCGCTTCCTCTAGCGTGTCGTGCAAGTCCCAGTCTTCTAAATAGTTTGGCCGCCCTGCGTTGTCGTAGGTTCTCAGCGTGTAAATCACTACATACATTTTAGTCATCTCCCTCTATGCTATAACCGGGCCTGATTTCTTTGAAATGGCCGTCCTGCTCGTTCGCTTCATAACCTGCGCGGTATTCGTCCAGCTCCTCGGCTGTCCAATCGCCCCGGCAAATTGTAAAAGGCCGCTGGTAATAGCTATCCGCCCGGCCTTGTTCGTATGGCGTCTTCATTTTGTCCCTTTCTTCGCGTTTTAAGCCCCTTACAGGGCAGGAAAGAGCCGGTAAGGTAGGTTACCTACTCCGGCCCCTGTTTCGTTGCTGTGTGGGCCTTATTTAGCAATCAATGCCCACCAGGTGAATCTTGCGCTGTCCTCTACTCCAAAAATCCAGAGTAAATCCATCCAGCCAAGTATGCTACCAGCTATGAACACATAGCCAGCAAGCTCTAATGCGCCCCTAATCATGCTGTCCCCCCCTTTTGCAGAATGCTGCTGATTCGCTTTTCTGTTTCAGCTAACAGCCCGGTTGCAATTTGTGAGGCTCGCTCTGCTAAATCCAGAAGGTTGTCAATCCTGCGTTGTTCCTCTGCTTGCATTATTGCTTGCAGGTTTTTTTGTGCGTATTCCAGACAATAGGCCGCATATTCCGCGTCTAGTTTTTTCTTTGCGGCATCTGTAAGGGCGTTTTCAAAAGACCAGCTGCCAGCGGCGCGGGCTTTCAAGCCCGTCCAAGGAGCCATGTTAGCCCCATTGAAATAGACTGTTATTTCTAAATCGTTGTAGTGTTTGCCGTTTATTGTGAAAACCTGCTCCCGCGCTGAAAACACAACTTGAAAGGGCCCGCCTTGAATTGTTGCAGCGTCCAAGTATTCCTTGGCCCGCCCCCCTGTGTGTTCCGTGCCATATTGCAGGTCCTTTAGTGTAGGCTCTGCTTGTTTGTAGGGCCAGAAAGCGATTTGAAAAGCATTGTCATTGATTGTTACTGTTTCCATTGTTCCGATTCCTCTCTTGTTGCGGGCAGTCATTGCCCCTTGGTGAGACATTGGGGCAGGTATTGCCCCGTTGTCAAGTGGTTTTATTTGCTGGCAATGGCCAGCGCGTTTTGCAGGGTTTGCTTGTTCAAAAATGCCCCGTGCTTCACATTATAGCGGCCTACGCCCCAGTCCAATTTCACGATTTTTTCCCGGCGGTAAAGCTCAAGGATTGCGTCCGCCTGTTCGGTGCTGAATCCATCATCTGCCAGCATTGCCCGCCAGTCCGTGATTGCGTTGCTGGCCCTGATTGCCATGTCTTGAAATGATTTTTGCATGTTCTCGCCCCCTATGCTTTTTTTGATTGCAGGTATGTAATAGAGGCCAAGCCCTCGCCTTCTGCATAAATCCATTTTGCAGCGTTATGTGAGGCTGCCCGGATATATGTTCCGTTGCTGGTTCCTCTGTAATAAACCCAGAAAAGCGGCTCTGTTCTGTATTTGTATGTGTATGTCATGGTTCCGTTCCTCTCTTAAGCTGCCCCGTGCTGTTTGCGGTATTCTTCAGCGCATTTTTTGAGGGCTGGGCTCAAAACTTCATAGCATCCAGCCGCCAGTGCCGCTTCCTCGGCTTCAACCGCGTAAAAGTTTAATATGTCAAAGTTTGGGTTTTCCTTGTGCAGCTCCAGCTTCCAGTCGGCGTGCCACA